TCTTAAAGTTCTGCTTTACCCACTGCTCACTCTTTGTGTATACGTTAAAGATGTAAGGCTGTTGTTCTAGATCTTCTTGAGATAGATCCGGGATAAACAAATGGAACGGAGAAACTACTTCAAACTTGACGTCACCGGTAGTGGAAACTGCTCTTCTGACTGATTTTCTTCCTGTCATTGGATCTACAAGTGTCTCGTTTTCATAGTGCTTGATGCTTGGATCCCAGAAGCACTTAATAAATCCGTTACCGCAGACCGCACGCCAAAACTCGGCTTTCTGAAGAATTTCAGTCTGGAAGTTATTCTTGTCATATACTGCTTGCCAGACTTGTTCGCCGGCGGTTGCGCTTAGTAGATCCTCTTCATCGTTTGAAGCCGGTACTACGGATGCGGATGGTTGCTGAGATGTAGTCTTTGCAATCTCTGTGCGGATTACCGGCTCAATACGGTTAATGGTAATACGTGGTAGGTTGGCTGGGTTAGGCTCTTCCATAAGGCCTTCTTTGCCGTTAATGGTTCCCCAGTTGTGGTACTGCTTGCCGTTGTAAAAAGCAATCTGAAGGTACCAGTCAATTTCTTCGTTCTTTCGAGCTGACTTGCACTTCTCGTATTCGGCTTTGATCCAAGCTACTAGCTTCTTTGAGTCTTGGTCTTTTTTAAACTTATTAAGAATGCTGTCTTCGACAAGCTCACCAGGCATGGCTGGATCCTTTTGGTAGAGGGCTTGATCGGCTACAGTAATTTCCTTGCCGAGTTCGTCAGTTGCCATTATCTATATCCAAATCTTTCCAGAGGTCTTTCATACGCTTCTCGTCGGCGAGAAGTTGCTCGTATTCTTCGCCCGATACATACGGTCCATTATAGCCTACATCTTTGATTGGCTCCGGTGTAGCAGCCTGAATCATTTGATAAGCTATTGGGTCCTTACTTGCTAGCAGATTTAACGCTTGGCTTAGTAGCCTTTGCTGTTCCCTTGCTGCTTGTCTCTGTAACTCCAGCGACGACAGTAGGGTCTCCAGCGTCGGCTTGATTACTTTCAGGTTGAATAGGCTTACTAGGGCTAGTGACGCTAGCAAGGCTAGTGACAAACTCGCCAAGTAGAGAGTTGACATTATGGGTTAGCTCCTTTATTAGTCTCGGTGATGCTTGAATCTGATCTTCTAGTTTTGCAACTTCTGACTTTAGCTCAGAAGTATCTTTCTCGTAAACTGCCTTAAGAACAAATCCAGCAAAAAGCGCTAGATCTTGTAGGCACATGTCGCAAAGGTAGGCCCCGCGATTTGTCCCGGTAATCATGCCGAGATCCCACAGCTTGTTAACATTTGAACAGGCAAGGCAAACACCAGGAAACGGCGCTCCAGCTTCATAAAATCTGTAGCTTCTATCAAATATGTTAGTCATCTCATCCTTCTAAGTTTTGCGTAGTACCGAAATTCTTCCAGCTTCCCCAAGAATCGCTGTCGTCAGTATCGGAGATTGGGGTGACGGGAGAGAACCGTTCCTGGAAAAGGCTATGGAACCTCTCGTCAACTTCCCGGCCGGCCATCTTGTCTGGGGTAAGGTCGTCCATGAAAGTCATTGCATATTTAAGAGCATCATAGCAGTGGTTGTTCACGTCTCTAATGTCTTCTTGTTTGTTATGTTGCTCTGCCATCTTAGCAGATGCCCACTTCTTCCATTTGAGTTTTGGCAACTCGGCTATTAGATGAGGGCAATCATCCGTAATCATCAAGAACGGTTTCTTTGTTCTAGGGTTGATCTTGAAGTACTTTTGAAGCCTTTCTAAGCCTACCCTACGGTCCGTAGGAATAGAGTCAACCGAAATGAAAATTCCGGCTTTCTGGTATTCCTGCAAAATTGAGGTACCGCTGTGCTCCTTGGTCTGCTTGATTGCTGGATCTCCGGTAGTTAGCCAGACGTCACAGCCATGATCTTCCTCTATCTCTTTGGTTATTTTATTGACTATCTCTGCATGCTCAGCCACGGTCTTCTTGGCAGCATAGTGCTCTCTAAACACTGTGATTGTTCCATCCGGAGCTATCGCTAGCCATAGCCAAACGGTGGGGTTAGTCCAGCCAGAGTCCATAGTCCGTACAATTCGGTAGCCCTGTTTAGGCATAAAGACACCCTTAGGGATGCAGTGAGTTACCGGTGAGAAGTCTGGGAATACGGCTCCACCAAGGTGCACGTACTGTCCCTTAGATCTAACTTCCCTTTCTTCAGGGGATAGCATGTCAAGGAACTTCTCAATAGCTTCCCTGGAAAGTGAAGGGTTATCGTAAATTTCAGCCTCGGTAATACCAATGTTCTTTTTGCCCTCTTTGGCTGGCGTATAGATCTCATCAAAGATCCATTCCATACCTTCAACTGGAGTCTGAGACATCCACCAAACACCTGCAGTATCAACTAATCGGGCCAGACACTCCTTGAATATTGACTGTGGGCACTCCTCGTCAAAGTGAATAAAGTGCCTAGATGATCCAGCAAACTTATCTAGATCCTGATCCTGGGACATGAACTCCACAAATGATCCATTATTCAGGGTTAGCACGTGGCGCTCTTTAGAGTAGCTTTGTTCCCAGGACCCATTGATCAAAAAGCTTTTTGGCAGCCACTGTTTGTAAAGCGGGAGGATGATCTTATCCACACCGTTTAGAAAGTCGACAGCTACTACTCGTCCTCGTATTGGTCCGTCGGGCACGTCTCTAAAAGGATGTGAGGCGGTGAGCCACCAGATTGCTTCAATAGTCGAACCAAGTGACTTACCAGATCGGTTTCCTCCAATGTAAAGACGATCCGCGTGTAAGTCACGGTGGAACTGCTTCTGTTTATCACTCGGGATATAGTCATAGAGATTGGGCTGTCGGCTTGCTTCACTGAGCCCTTCTCCAAGCTGGAGAAGAACGGAAGCCACGTCATATGTCTCTTTAGCCATGAATTAATGATACGAGCTCTCGCAATGTCAGGCGAACTAAAATGTCGCTTTGGGTTTCTAGGTAAGTCCTTAAGTATATAAGATCGTTAAGCTTGGCATAGGCCCACCATTCGCCGGCTCGGGGGTACCCAACACCAGGGCGCTGAGTAACAAGAAAACCAAACTTGCCATCAGCGTTGGTTTTTTCAGTTTCAGCCTCTTCATACCACTTCTTTATTTGTTCGTAGCTGGCGTCTTTGGCAGACTTCCCGCCTTTGATCTCAAATACAATAAGACCATAGCTTTCACGTAGCCAAACGTCTCCTTCATCTGCTGATCCTTTCAATACGTTGCGATGTGCTGCCATTGGATCATAGCCTACTGACAAAAGGTAGTTTCTAACAGCGGTCTCGGCACGTGTGCCAATGTCTTTAGATTTACTCAAGAGTGTCTCCTTCTCTGGTATTCTATTAGCTATGGGTTTTTCAGGCGGTACACAACTAACTTATCAGGAACTTAAGGAACTTCACCTTAATTCTGATGCCGATGAAAATCCGCTTGCTATTCATCATACACTAGGTACGCTTGCTGGGCAGGCTAGCCCCGGAGATCACGTGCATGACGGCAAGACCTCTAAAAGAATAAATTTTTATGACATTGAGGGCGGCTTGTGGAATATCGACGGCGGTATTCCTGACACGATTTATACGCCAATCCCAGCTTGGGATGGCGGAGGAGTCTAATGGCAGTAATCTTACAGCTTAGACGTGGCACAGCCGCGCAATGGACTGCCGCTAACCCTACCCTTGCTCAAGGTGAAATGGGCGTTGAGACCGATACCCTCAAGATCAAGATCGGTAACGGCAGCACTGTCTGGACTTCACTACCTTACTTTACTCAGGGCGCAACTGGTCTAACTGGACCCGCTGGCCCGACTGGCCCGACTGGTCCTGCTGGACCTACAGGTGCTACTGGTGCAACTGGTGCCACTGGTGCTACTGGTGCAGCAGGAACCAATGGAACTAACGGGACAAATGGAACCAATGGAACCAATGGAACTAACGGTTTAGACGGTAAGACCTTACTAAACGGATCTGGCGTCCCGTCAGCTGGGCTGGGCGTAAACGGTGACTTCTATATTGACACCGCTACTAACAACATTTACGGACCAAAAGCAGCGGGTGCTTGGGGTGCAGCAACTTCTATAGTTGGCCCAACTGGCGCAACTGGTGCTACTGGAGCAACTGGAGCTGCCTCAACCGTGCCTGGCCCAACAGGCCCAACAGGGGCTACTGGCGCAACTGGAGCACAGGGTATTCAAGGTATTCAAGGTGTTACTGGAGCAACTGGCGCTACTGGCCCAACTGGTGCTACTGGAGCTCAAGGTGCTACTGGCGATAGCTCAACTCATTACCATTACACTGCCAAGACGACCACTACAAGCGGAGACCCATCAAGCCAGAATCTTGCTTGGAATAACGCTACTCAAACAAGCTCTACCACTCTTCAGGTAAACCACGTAGATGCTGACGGTCAAGACGATGGCATATTTCTTG